CCTATGACAACGCGCAAGAAGCTTGGACCGCTCGTTACGTCCATGAGACTATTGCTCTGGGATTCTCGCTGACCGAAGAGGCTATCGAGGACAACCTGTACGACAGTCTTGCTAATCGCTACACCAAGGCTCTTGCTCGCGGTATGGCATATACCAAGCAGACCAAGGCTGCTGCAGTTCTTAACAACGGCTTCAACTCTGCCTATACGGGTGGTGATGGCGTATCGTTGTTCTCAACGGCACATCCTCTGATCTCTGGTGGCACCAACAGCAACACGCCCGCAGTTGCGGCTGACCTTTCTGAAACATCGTTGGAAGCAGCGGTTATTCAGATTGCAGCTTGGACTGACGAACGTGGTCTGTTGATTGCAGCCCGTCCAAAGAAGTTGATTATCCCGTCTGCATTGCAGTTCGTTGCAACTCGTATCCTGGAAACAGAATTGCGTGTTGATACAGCAGACAACACAATCAACGCGTTGAAGAATAATGGTTCGATCCCCGAGGGTTACACCATTAACCACTTCTTGACCGATACGGACGCTTGGTTCCTTACGACTGACGTACCCAATGGTATGAAGCACTTTGTCCGCGCCCCGATGACACAGGGAATGGACGGGGACTTCGACACCGGAAACGTTCGTTACAAAGCACGCGAACGCTACTCATTTGGGTGGTCAGATCCGCTTGGAATGTTTGGTTCTCCAGGCGCTTAATCCTTGTAAATCAAGGGTTTAGCAAAAAGGGGCTTCGGCCCCTTTTCTTTTTGTAAACTTCATGTATAATTTCCTGTGTCGTATAACAGGAGATGAAATGGACACCACAAACTTACCCAAAACACGCCAAGAAGCTAAGGCTACAGGCGCTAAGTATTACTTCACAGGTGAACCCTGCAAGCATGGACATATAGCACCACGAAAAACAAAGGGTGTATGCGTTGAGTGTTTAAAAGTTGAATGGGAAAAAGCTAACGTTACCCGCGCTGAGTACTTCAAAGCTTATAACCAGTCTGACGCAGGTCAACAGGCTAAACGTAAGTATTATGAGACCAATAAAGAAGCGGTGATTGCTAGAGCCAATGCCCGTCCCGTTGAAGATAGGCGTAAACATCGTGAAAAATATAAGAAACAGAATCCTGACTTATATAAAGCTTTCAACAGTGTACGTAAGCGCAGACACAAAAACGCTACGCCTGACTGGGTAACCAAAGAACAAAAAGAATCTATACGTCAACTTTATTTAGAAGCAATGAGGTTGACCCGTATCACCGGAGAACGCTACGTTGTTGACCACATCATCCCTCTAATCAATCCAACAGTTTGCGGGTTACACGTACCTTGGAACCTGCGTGTCATCACGCAAGACGAAAACCTCCGCAAATCAAATAAGCTTATTGACACAACCCCCACAACCTGATAAAACACAAGTATTCCGGGGTTAGCCCGGTGTATTAGACAGTCCCGGCTGACGACATGCAGACTAATACACCGACATCGCATGTGAGGAACTAATGGCGAATACAACCTTTAGCGGCCCAGTCATTTCTGACAATGGGTTCGTAGGTAATATAACTGGCAATGTAACTGCTACCACTGTCTCTGCTACAGGGAATATTACTGCTGATAGTGGAACTGCCCCTGTTGCAGGTGGCGCCGCTGCATTTTTAGCTACTTCAACTGCCAATCTCGGTATTTTTATCGGATCTGGTGCTCCTACGGTTTCTGCAGCACAAGGCTCACTGTACATTCGTACTGATGGTTCTTCGACTAGCACCCGTCTTTATGTGAATACCAATGGTTCAACTACTTGGACTAACGTAACAACTGCAGCCTAATAGGGGGTCAGCATGGCATCCATGCAATATGATGTCTTTGCGACCCAACCGTTAACGTCTACTGGGGACTTCTTAAACCAGAACGGCTTAGCGGTTCCCCGCGCAAGGATTAAGACAATCTACGCCGTAAATGGCTCTAGTGCTGGGTCAGTCGTTATTCGTGATGGTAGCTCTACCGGCCCAGTTTTGTTGACAGTTAATACGTCTACATCATCTACTGCTGGCTACACCATTATTCCGCTTCCTGGCGAAGGCATATTGGCTTCTACTGGGCTTCACGGCACGGTTACCAACACTACTTCGATGGTGATTTTCTATGGCTAAGACACCGGCTTGGCAAAGGAAAGAAGGCAAAAATCCTAAAGGTGGTTTGAACGCCAAGGGTCGAGCTTCTTACAACGCTGCCAATCCGGGTAAGCCTGGACTTAAGGCTCCTCAACCTGAAGGGGGGCCACGCAAGAAGTCATTTTGTGCCAGGATGGAAGGCATGAAAAAGAAGTTGACTTCTGCTAAAACAGCCAATGATCCAAACAGTCGGATTAATAAATCTCTCCGTGCATGGAAGTGTTGAGATGGCGCAAGATAAACATGAAATGGTGAAAAACGTGGCAGATATTGTCTCGGTATTTGCCACTATTGGATCTTTTTTGCAAGTGATTACGCCGTTTTTTGGGTTGATTGGTGCTATCTGGACGTTGATGCGAATAGCAGAAATGGTTACCGGTAAGCAGTTTCACGAGATTATTGGCCGAAAGAAAGGTGAATCTGATGCCAGCAGTCAGCGAGAAGCAGAGAAGATTCATGCAGGCAGTAGCGAACAACCCGAAGTTCGCAAAGAAAGTTGATGTCCCTCAATCCGTTGGAAAGGAATTTACGATGAAAAAGATGAAGATGGGCGGTATGGCTGAGTCTAAAATGGGCGCTGTAAAAACTGCTGCTCCTAGCCGTGATGGTGTTGCTGTTAAGGGTAAAACCAAAGGCACCATGATTACGATGGCCGGTAACAAAGGCATGAAGAGCGGCGGTAAGGTCAAGAAAATGGCCTACGGCGGTAAGTGCTGAGATGATGCCGTCACGCGGTATGGGGGCCATACGTGCCTCCAAGATGCCTAAACCTGTAACCAAGCCTCGTCGGGACGATACTGACTTTACGATGTTTGCTAAGGGCGGTATGTCGCGTGTTAATGAAGCTGGCAACTACACTAAACCTGGAATGCGTAAATCGCTATTCAACAGCATTAAAGCTGGGGGTAAAGGTGGTGCGTCGGGACAATGGTCAGCTCGTAAAGCTCAGATGCTTGCCCTAAAGTACAAGCAAAAAGGCGGGGGTTACCGCGATTGAAAGCACCGCAGAAAAGTCTAAAAGACTGGACTGACCAGAAGTGGAGGACTAAGAGTGGCAAACCTAGCACACAGGGTTCAAAAGCAACTGGCGAGCGGTATCTCCCATCGGCGGCAATCAATGCTCTTACACCTGCAGAATACGCTGCGACAACAAGAGCTAAACGCGCTGGAAAACGCTCAGGTAAACAGTTTGTCAAGCAACCAAAAGGCATTGCTGCTAAAACCGCGAGGTTCCGATAATGGCTGATAAATGGATTCAAAAGGCAATCTCTAAGCCTGGGGCGCTCCGTGAGCAGCTTGGTATTAAGGGTAAGAAACCTATCCCTGCAAAGATGCTAGATAAGGCTACAAAAGCTCCAGGTAAGTTAGGCCAACGGGCTAGACTTGCTAAGACGCTTAGAGGAATGAAGTGAGCACTACTTCAGGTACAACAGTCTTTAATCTCGACCTAAACGAGATTATTGAAGAGGCATTTGAGCGGTGCGGAATTGAAGTGCGTACTGGATACGAGCACCGTACAGCTCGTCGCTCAATGAATCTAATGTTTACCGAGTGGGCTAATCGGGGTATTAACCTGTGGACGATTGAGCAAGGTCAGATTGCCATGACCACGGGCACAATCACATACAACTTACCTGTAGATACAGTAGATCTTATTGAACAGGTTATTCGTACTCAGACAGGTATCCCACAAACGGATATTAATATCAGCAGAATCTCTGTTGATACCTATGCCACGATCCCTAACAAAAATGCTCAAGGCAGACCGATTCAAGTCTGGATTAACAGACAGTCAGGTGTACTGACACCTACCGGGATTGCGTACCCAACAATTAATGTTTGGCCTTGCCCAGATCAAGATAACTACTACACTTTTGTTTACTGGCGACTACGCCGGATGCAGGACGCTGGTGGCGGCGCGAATATTCAAGATGTACCGTTCAGGTTTATTAATTGCTTGGCTGCTGGGTTGGCGTACTACATCTCTATGAAGATCCCAGAAGCAGCACAGCGCATGCCTGTACTAAAACAAATTTATGATGAGCAGCTTCAGCTTGCACTTGATGAAGATCGTGAAAAAGCGCCATTGCGCTTAGCTCCAAGGCAGTTGTTCTTCTAGCCATGCCTAATCGGTTTGCATCAGGTAAGTGGGCAATATCGCAGTGCGATAGGTGCGGCTTTCGATACAAGCTGAAGGAATTACGTGGGCTTGTTATCAAGACTAAAAACGTCAATATTCTTGTTTGTCCTACTTGCTGGGAACCCGATCAACCTCAGTT